GCGATTGTCCAGCGGGAGGTTCGTGGAACCTGTCTCATCGAGAAGGTGTACGCCGTTGAAGACGAGGAAAAGCTCTATGGGCTGGCGTTTCTTAACGCAGAGACTGTTCGCCCGAACACCCGACCCGGACAACCATTGCTCCTGCTTCCCGACGACAAGCCCGGGGATTTTGAAGATGTTGGCGGGGAACTACCCAAGACTGATGATGGGCTGACTGCGGCGTATACGCAATATACGACAAGCTCAGGTTACGGGAGTCAGTCTCCTAACTCTGATGACGTGAACAACTTCGCACTGAACGACGTTATCAAACTTACACGAGACTCCGACGTAAACGAAGCATGGGGAACGAGCCGCCTTGAAGCCGTTAGCTCGGAAATACAGGGCCTCAAAAATAAGATGCGTGACCAGAACGAGGCAATCGCCTCAAAAGCGTATCCTTTGTGGCTCTTCCTCTTCGGAACGGAAGACCAGCCGTGGGACAGCGACGACATTAATCAGTTCATGCGGTCCCATGAAATGGATGAGTTTCATCCCGGCCTAAAGCAGGGTGTCCGTGGTGACGTTGACATAGAGACTATCTCTGGCGAGGTGGCGGATATTATCGACTATCTTGAATTTGACGTTGATTACATCACGTCCGCTATGCCGATGCCCAAGTACGCGCTTGGTGCCTTCGAGCAGAAGCTCAACGCCTCTGGGTCGAAAACGCAAGAGCGGATGACTCAGCGACAAATTAAGGAAGCTCGACGTGAGCTTGAGACTGAACTTTCCAGTGTCGTCCAAGAGAAGGCCATGCAGATGTTCAATCTCAACAAAGAAGACGCTGAGAAGGTCAAGTTCAAGCTTGGAATCCCCGGTGAGGAGTATCATCGACAGAACGCCAATGATAACAACATTAACTACAATGGTGTGAAGAACAACCAACCCGGCTCACCAAAGCAGGTTCCGAGCGAAACGCCGAGTTCCGACTCTGAAGACGATGCTGACTCAGCACCCGCTGAGAGTCCACAGGACGGACCCAGTTCCGACGAAGAAGAGAACTCCGTGTGGGACGTGCAAGTCGAAGAACTCGATGAGAGCGTGTCCTGTGGCCGAGATGGAGATTGTGACGCCGAGGAGTTGGTCGACCCGCGGGTCGTTGGCACATCGGATATTGAGAACGACCTTGCTGGAATTATCGAATCAACCATGCTTGAGTTCCGTGACTCGACACTCGGTCGTATTCGAGGTGAGTATGCTGATGCGCCGAATGCGGCGACTCAGGCGTTTGAAGGGCTGGCAAACACACGACTCAATGCAGTTCTTCGGGACCGAGACCTCTCCGATTCTGGAGAGGTGTTGATGCGGGAGACGATTCAGCGAACGCTGGATACGCTGTCTCAGGACAACCAGAAGGTCACCCTCGACACTAACTTCGGGAACGACCACCGACAGAACGCCGCCCGGTATGGTGGTGTTGCTTCACGGGAAACCCGGGACGCGCTCGAAGAGCTTTCGTCTCGTATGGAACAGCAGTTCCGCCGTGGCGCTGAGGCCGGTGACACGCTCGAAAACATCGTCAATCGTGTCGAAAACACCTACAGTGATGAGAAGCTGGCTCAGCGAGCACAGCTTATCGCCCGGATGCAGATTCAGTCGGCTATCGAGAACACGAAGCTCACTGAGTTCGAGCGGTCCGATGACGTTGCCGGGGTCAGAATCGTCAACCCCTGTAACGAGAACACTACTCGACTGTGTGAGAACCTTGCTGGGTGTGGGGCTCGTGACGGCGCTGTTGCGGAACTTGGTGGAGAGCCGCTGGGCGAGCAGTGGGCAGACGAGGTTGGAGACAGGCTCCTGTTCCAAGGGTTTGACCCACTTCCTCCAGTTCCACCGTTCCACTTCAACTGCCGGAGTGGGATGATTCCACTTCCAGCAGAGGAGCTTGAGGATGCACAGGAAGATGATGTTACGACTGCTGATGAGCTTGCTGAAAAGTACGGCATTGATATGGAGGAAGGCGAATGAAAATCGACCTTGACGAACTGGATAGCGAGACACTGACAGAACTGGGAGACCACCTCACGTTCGAGAATCGAACCCCCGCTGTGTTAGCAGAGTTTAAAGAAGGTCAAGAGGTCTCTGTCGAAGGGTACGATTCAGTTGGCGTTATTACGTCAGTGATGACCGAAACGTTTGACTTTCCGATTGGAAAGGATGAGGAAGGTGAGGCTGAGACGGAAAAAGTCGAACCAACATCAGATGAACCGGCGTATGTCGTCGGACTAGTCAGCGGTGGAATGGTTGTTGTAGATGGTGGGAAACTATCTTCGGGAAAAATAGAAACTGATGATGATGTTGACCCAAAGAAGTTGGCGAGACAGGGCGAAGAGGCTGGTGTATACAAGTACATAGAAGGCTCTCAAGACTCTATAGAAGAGTTTGAGCAAGCGAAAAAGGAATATATCTTCGACCATCATCAAGCCGCTCTCTCGGGCCGTGAGGTGTCTCAGATGGAGTATGAGGAGTTAATCAACATACCGGGAGTAAAAGACCCTCATATCGGATTTTCAAGCTTACCTGATGGATGGACTCGAAAGTCCGTATTGAAGGCTTGGGCGAGCCTCGGTGGTTCATGGACTTCCTGTCGAGCAGATATGGTTGGAGAAATTCGGTCGCCTAAAAGGTTTTGCAGTGCGCTCAAAGATGAAGTTTTGATGACAACCTACTGGCGTGGACGATTCTAAGACAAGTTATCGAATCTTTTAGGGCGGCGCAAAACTTAAGCTACTGGAAATTAATTAAATAGTATGCCAAACAAATACAGATGTGATGAATCTGGATGTAGCTATCAGACTGATTCGAAACGTGGTCTTGGGGTTCATAAGGCTACTCACAAAGATGAGATATTTCGAACTTTGGAATGTTCTGAATGTGGGGAAGAATTTGAAAAACGAACTAAGGACATTGAACGTAGTGACAGGAACAATTTAAATCACTTTTGCTCAGTGAAATGCAAAAATAATTTTGAGAGAGGTGGTGGAATTGATACAGAATGTTCGTGGTGTGGAAATGAAATTTACATACCTCCATCTCGTGCGTTTGAAATGGGGGAATATGAACTTATAAACCACTTTTGTGATAAAAATTGTGAGTCAGAATGGAAAGGCTCTAATTGGGTAGGTAAAGAGCATCCTTCGTGGAACGGTGGAAATGTAGATGTTTCCTGTGATAATTGTGGTGATAAGTATACTGTTAAGCCGTCTGAAGTAGATGTAAGTAGTTTCTGTTCTAAGGAATGCAAACTTGATGCGTGGGAAACAGATGCTGTTACGAAGGAGTGTGAAGTGTGTAAGAATACTATAGAACGCAAACCATATCAGTTCAAAGGTGACGATTCGGTGTGCTCTCTGGAATGCTTTTCAGTATATATGTCAAACCAGAAGAAGGGTGAGAAAAATCCGATGTATAAGGGTGGACGAACTCTTCTATATGGTCCCAATTGGGCACAGCGACGTGAAGTAGTACTTGAGAAGTTTAATAAAGAGTGTTGGTATTGTGGAGAGAAAAGGGAAGAGCATCTTCAAAGACGAGATATGGATTTACATCTCCATCATATTATTCCTAGAGATGAATTTGTTGAAAATGGAGAGTATGATTATGAGAGGGGTAATAGAGTAGACAATTTGGTCCCTCTTTGCCACAGTCATCACAGTATGTGGGAGGGGGTTGAAATTAGGCCACCGATGAAGGATATTGAATATCCCGAGGTATTGAATAGCAGAATTGCTTAGAAAAAACGATATTAGTTGAATTAACGGTTTTACGAGGTAACAAAATATGGTACTTTACAACGAACGCGAACGAGCAGGCGAGAACAGCGAACAGGTATTCGAGGTAACTTTCAGCGATACTGACAACCACGACCTCCCGGACGTGGATGGTGATGATTCGACCGGTGGTGATGGTTTTTCCGTTGAAAAGCATGATGAGACCATCGTGAAGTTAGTCAACACACTCGACCAAGACGTGACGGCGACACTCGAAGTCACGAACTATGAGGATGGTGACTTTTCTGAGTCGGTTGAGGTGGAATCCGGCATCACTGTGTCAGCAGGTGGCGGAGTTTCGCTTCTGGGTGAGTCGTTCAATGCACCGGTTGACTACTACCGTGTCGTTGTTACAGCTAGCACCGCTCCGAGCGGGAACGGGTCGGTCAAAGCAGTGTACATGAACGGGGAGTAGGGATAAGTTTATAAACCCTTTAAGTATCCCCTCTGCTTACCACGTTAAGTGACCGGAAACGGACGCCCGTTCCACTTACACTTATTTATGTCTGAAGAGTCGAAAGAGGCGGTTGAACTTGCGCGTCACGGCGCTCACCTTTCGTCCGAGGAAAATGAACCTTACACTGTTAGCGGTATCGCTATCGGTGAGGGAGACGTTACACTCGGGCAGAGCGGTATTAAGAAAAAGTGGACCCGTGAAGCTCTCAAACCCGCTACAGACTCACTAGAGGGCCGTCCGCTGGTCGTTGACCACGAAAACAGCGCCTATGGCGTTGTCGGAGAGGTCACCCGAGTCGAATATCAAGATGGAGTCGGTGTTCTTTACGAGGCAGAGCTTGACGATGAAGAGCTTGCCGAGAAGATAGAGAACGGCCGTCTTGAAGTTTCGATTCGGGGCTTCCACCCGGATGTTGAACAGATGGAAGAGGACGATGAGACCGGTGCAAAGCTCATCAAGCGGATGAAATTTGATAACCTCTCCATCGTTCCTACTGGAGCCGCTCCCTCTAATACTGTAACAATGGGAGAGATGGACCAGACAGACACAGTTGAAGCTGGAGACGGTGTGACTGTCGAGTCTGGGCCATCTACTCAATTTACAGCGGCTGAGTGTGCGGCCATGATGTTTGAAGACTTCGAGGAGAACGCTGTCGATGCCCCGGATTGGTCCGAGGGTCAGATGGTCAATTGGCAAGTCAACCCTCAGATGATGGGGAAGATTGTCCATATTGACGAATCGAAGAAAATCGTCATGGTCGAAATTATGGAGGAAGAGGACGGCGAGATGAAGTCCTCTGGGTTTACTGTGACTGCTGGTTACGGTGACCTTCTTCCAGCAGACTCTGAAGAAGCCGCAGAGCGGCCCGAGGGTGCTGAAAAGGAAGCTGACGATACCAAGTACGAGGAAATGCCCGAGCGATACCCTGAAGGGACTGATACCCCACGGGAAGAGGCCAGCGAGGCCGACGAGGGCGATTCTGACGAACTTGACGAAGACACGGACGGTCCTAGCACCGAATCAGATGAACAAACCTCCCCGGACGATGACGCAGATATTTCTGAGCAGAGTCGTGGGGCAGGCGCGGGTGAGGGGCCTGAAGCAACTCTCACTAACGTTACTTTTGAGAAACAAACTATGACTGATGTAGAAGACGAACTCAGTGAATACGACGACGCCCGAGTCGTTGAGGGCGAGGACCTCGATGAGCTTCGTGAGAAGGCCTCGAAGGTCGATGAACTCGAAGCGCAGTTCGAGGAACTTAAGGAAGCACAGGAGACGACCGAGGACGAGCCCTCGGAACTCGAAGAACTCAAGGAAGACTTCTCGGCCGACCTCGAAGAACTAAAGGACCGTACTCGTGTCCTTGATGAGGTTAATCGTTCGGACGTGGAGGAACTCGCGGACCATGACGACCCGATGGTCGTGGAGGAGACCGAGTTCGAGGAGCTTCAGGAGACCGTTGACGAGGTTCGCTCGGTCTACGCAGAAGCTCTTGCCGACCACATTGCACTCGACGCTGATACCGTCGAGGACAAGTTCGGCATTTCCGAGATGAAGGAACAGCTCGAAGAGTTTGCCGAGGCCGACGATGTGACCGAGGAACTCAGCCCCGCCCCTAAGGGCGACGACCCCGAGGAAGAGGAGCTTGAGGAAGCCGCGGATGGCGAAGAACTCTCCGAGGAAGACGAAGATGTTGAAGCGAAGCAGGCTGAGCTTCGTGAGCGGATTCTTAACTAATTTAAAGGTGAACTAATATGGTAGAAGGAAGCTTTAACGGTCAGAACGCTGGTGACGAGACTCGTCGCTACGGCGATTACTACTACGACACGGCAGGTGAGGCCCTTGAGGCCGGTGACCTTGTTGCAGTGACTTCGAGTGGCGTTGTGAAGGCTAACGCCGCAGACGGCCACTCGGCTATTTTCGGTGTCGCGTATATCGACGCCGAAAGTGGTGAACAGGCGACTGTCAAGACGAACGGTGGCGTTATCGCCAAGTCTGATGGTAGTCGAAGTATCGGTGAAGTGGTTGCAATTCCCGATACTAACGCGGATGGCACGGCTGGTGTTGCTTCGGGCGCTGGTGGAAGCGACTTCATCGTCGTTGCCACTGGAACTGATGCGGACGGCAACGATGTTGTCGAACTTTCGAAGTAAGATAGACTAACTTTTAGGAGATTTACTAATGGCACTCAAAGCTCAGGACGTTATCACGGAGGATTTCGTCCGTGACACTGTTGAAGAACTTGTAGAGGCTGACCTCGTTTACCGAGAGGTCTTCGACCAGATTAATGCGACCAGCATCCAGTCTAACGCGTATCAGTTCAATATCGCTGAGGACAACATGGGGCGTGTTCGCATGGTTCCGGAGGGCGCTGAAATCCCTCGGCACCAGAACACCGTTGACACGGTAACGGTGAACTTCGATAAGTTCGCTGGTGAGATTGCTCTCACGATGGAATCGCAGGAGGACGGCCTCCTCGATATGAAGGCTCGTGAGGTTGAGGACCTTGGCCGTGCGATGGACGAGGTGCTCAACTACGAGGCGTATCAGGAACTCGAAAACAACATCAGTCGGACTGTCGGGGACAACAACGACTCGTTCAGTTTCGCTGACATTCGTGACGGTATTATCGCTGTTCGTGAGAACGATTACAGTCCCGACACGATGATTCTCGACCTTCAGGCGTATGGTGACCTCCTCACGGACAGTAACTTCAACCGTGCGACTGCCTCCGGTGACCAAGTGGTCGCTACGGGTGAGATTGGCGAGATTGCCGGTCTGAACGTCCTTATCGACAACACTCAGTCCATCGGTACTGACAATAGCGGAAACGAAATCGATGGTACGGGTCACGGTGCTTACCTCATCGACACCGACCGCTTCGGCTACGAACTGAGCCGTACCCCGATGGGGACCAATAGTTACGAAGACCCCGAGCGGATGGCCGAGGTCGTACAGGCCTACACCCGGCGTAGCTGGAAGGCCCTCTTCCCGAAGGCCGCGGTCAAGATTGACGGGTAAGCCCGCTAACTAATCTGTTTATTCGTTGCCCAGCACTCTAAAGCTACTTTAGTCAACTAATATGGCATACACACCGAAGTACATTACTGAAGAAAACGTCCCCGTCCAGATTCCCGATGACTACAGTCAGACGGAAAAGTTGGATGCTATTCAATTAGCTGAGAGTCTCATCGAACTGGAACTCAATGATGGGGAAACGTTTCAAACAGTTTCTTCGGTGCATGAAGCCGCTATCAAGCAACGGGCAACAGCAGAGCTTGCAAAAGGCGCTGAGGACCCCAACGACGTAACAATCGCTGACATACGGGATGACG